ACCTGCTCCCAGAAGTCGTAGTCCATGTCCGAGAGCAGGTTCTTGCTGATCGGCACGATGACGGCCATCTCTTCAGCGTTGAGATAGACGTTGTCCCACGCCAGCGACGTGGTCTGCTTCATGCCGATATCTCTGGCGTCCAGGCTGGCGCCGGTGACCCAGTAGGCCGTTGGCAGCTGGCTCATGACCGGGATGCGCTGCTGAGCGCGCTTCATGCGAACGTGCGGCATAAGCTGCAGCGCGGCGCTTTTGACCTCGATGGATTGGACGATCTCCCGCTGGACTTCCTCGGGAATGAGCGGCCCCCCGCCGGGGGTCGCGCGGGTAGCGATGCTGTTGTACGGAATGGGAGTGGCCCTCTTGAACGGACCACCCCCGCGCGATTTAGCTCAGCGTCGGAGTCAGCCCGCGTTGTTGTGTCGCGAGGGATTCGGGAACCCGTAGTAGTCCTTCAGAATCTCCGTGACTTTTCGGTCGGCAGCGGAAGGTCCAATGGAGGGCAGAAGCTCTGGCTCTACGGCCATCCCGCGTGACTCGGCGAGAACCTGCTTGCGGAACGCGGAGTTGCGTCGCAGCTTGCCCTCGGCCTCACGCTCGCCCTGGGTCTTCCAGTGTTTCTCCAGGCTCTTGAGAGCCTCTTGAACGACCAATTTCCGACCGGCCAGTCCCTTGCCTGCGCCCTCGATCTTCATGATCCGCTCGCGTTCTGGCACGGGCAGCATTTCCATCAACGGGTCTATCGAGTGACGGTCATGTTCGACCCCGACGTTAGCGAAGAAGCTCGCGACCTGCGTGTCCTGAACCTGCGTCTGCTCGGCTTGACGTTCCTGCTCGGCATACGCCCAGGGGTCTTCGTCGCGCAGCTTGCGCCGCTCAGCGGCCCGCTGTTCTGCGGCACGCTTCGCTTCTCGGCGGTCAGTCTCGGACTGAATCCGACGGTCTAACTCCTCCTGGGTCAGTGACAGGGGCTTCGACGCGCCGCCGGCCTCTGCAGATTCCCCGCCCTCGGTAGCTGTCTCCTGGGCGGGACGGCGACTGAACAGTCGCTGCCACCAGCCCGGTGAAGACCCTTCCCGCGACTCGTCGGAAACCGGTTCGGCCGCTGCTGCATCGGGCGCCTGGACGTCCGTTGAAGGGGTGTTTGGTTGTTCGTCGGCCATTATGTCTTACTCCCTCCTCACTGAAAAGGCGCCCCGCCAAAGGGGACATAGCTGGGCGCCATGTCCCAGGTGTTCGTGCTGGGGATAAAGGGCGTCGACTGGCCGCCCCAAAACGGCATCGCCTGGGCCTGGCGCTGCTGCAAGGCGGCATCGGCAGCCTGGCGCTGCATCAGTGCATTGAAGTCCACGGGTGCGGCGACCGGGGCGGGCTGCGCCACTGGAGCGGGCATGGCGGCCGGAGCCGCCTGCGCGGCGGCGGCTGCCTGGGCTGGCTGCGCACCCATCCCTGCCATCGCGTAGTTGTTGCGACCGAGCAGCGCGTTGATGTCCATGCCCTGGTAGTTGGGCGGCGGCGCGCCGGTCGCGGCGGCAGCGCGCGGGTCGATGTACTTGAGCGCCTCCTGGCTCGCCTGGCGCGAGGCGTCAATGGGGTTGGGCGCCTGGTAGCTGATGGCATCCACCAGCCCGGCTGGCGCGCCGACCGACTTGTACGCATCGCTCAGCGCTCCCGCGTTGCCGATGGGGTTCATGTCGGCGAATTGCTTGATGGCGTTGGTTGCCTGCGTCGCGGCCTGCGTGCCGGCGGTCTGGGCTGCGGTGCGCGTCGCGGCGTCCAGGCGCGCCTGCTCGTTGGCGACCTGGTCCTGAGCGGCCTTGAGCGGCCCCATCTGCGGCTCGACGTTCGACGCCCACCAGGCGTTGAACTCCCTGCCAGCGTCGTCGGGCGTGTACGAGCCGTCGGCCTTGATCTTGGCCTGCACCTCGGCCTGCTTGGACTGCGCAATGCCCTGAATCTGCTGCACCCGCGAGGCGACATCGGCCGCCGTCTTGGGCTGGAAGTTGCGGTTATCGACCCATGACACCCTGCCAGTGGCCGGGTCGGTCTGCATCACGAACTGCGCGCCGGTGCCTGCCGTGGCGGCCGCCGTCTGCGGCGCACGAGGAACTCGATGTCCTGCAGCGTCTTCTGAATTTGGGCGTTCGAGGCACCGGCGGAAGCCATCGCTTGCGCGGTGCGCGCCTTGAGTTCCTCGATCTCGGCCGGCGCTTTTTGCTGGGCGATGTTGGTCGCGGTCTGGATCTGCGTCGTCTCGGCGCCGGTGCGGCCGGTCTGCGCTCCGATCAGCCCGGTCTCTGCGCCCGTCTTGGCCAACTCGCCAGGCAGCTTGGCCTGGACGACCTGCATGTCCTGCTGGACCTTCTGCTGATTGGCCTGCGACAGCCCGGCCTGCGCCAGAATCTGCTGCACCTCGGCCGGCGTCTTGGCGGCCAGGGTGTCGATCTGGGCCTGGGTGTAGCCGATGTCGCTCAGCGTCTTGGAGACGTTGGCTTTGGCCTGCGCCCGGGAAGTGGCGTCTAGCGCACGCGAAATCCACGGACCATTCGGGTCGTCTGGGTTGGGTGTGTAGATCGCGCCGTTGATGACCTGCTGCTGGGTGTTGGGTGGCAGGTTCTTGGGTGGCTCAACCACGTCGAAGTCGCCGGGCGTCGAAGCCGAGTCGTGAACGGTGAGCGTGTCGTTCTGGCCGTTCGGGCCGGTGATCGCCCAGATTTTGTTGCCGGTCGGCGTCAGCTGGTTGGTGGCTAAACCATCCTTGCCGATCACACTCTGGTTCTTCATCTCGTCGGAGCGGCCGCTGACCTTCCAGCCACTGCGTCCGATGGAGTTGAGGATGCGCGACTCGACGGCGCCCTGGTCCGGAGCGGCAGCCGGCGCGGCAGGCGCCTCCGCGCTCGGCGGCGGCGTGGTTTGCTGGATCGGCTGGGAGGGGGCGCCTACAGTGTTCGGCGCTGGAGCGAGGGGCCGCAGCTGCTGCGCGCCAGCGATGGGCGAGCCGTCGGGGTTGACCTCGTTGCCCTGGGCATCCACCCAGCCAAGCGTGCCATCGGGTTTGATGCCCACACCACGCGCCGTAGACCTACTGCTCGGCGCCGCCCCCTGGTCGTCAACGCCGGGCGGCACGTAATCGCCGAAGCCACCACTGCCACCGCCGCTGCCGCTACTGGGATTGCGCGGCGGCGCGGTCTTGCCCTGGGCAGCATCCGACAGCGCCTGGCTCATCTTCTGGCGCATCTCGGCGGTGTTCCAGCCGGGGCTGGTCTGGCTCATCAGCACCGGACCCTGCTGCGACATGCGGAACACCGCAGGCGGGCTGGCGCTGTCGTCTACGACGTACTGCTCGCCGTTGAAAGTGAATTGCCCTTGAGTCATGCCGTCCTAGCGCCCGCTGACAGGCACTATCTCCTTTCTGGCGCGTGACTGATCGCGTCGCTGCTGGAGGTCCGCGTCACTCAGTGAGGTGATCCAGCGATTCTCGGCCTGGGTACGCGCCGCGTTCACGATCTGCTCCAGGCGCTTGGCTTTGCCCACGTCGCTCAGGTTGCGATAGGCGGCGTCGTTCAGGCTGTCGCCGGCGCGCTGGGCGATCAGATTACCGGCCTGCTCGTAAATCTGGCGCTGCTCGTCGGGGGTTAGCTCGTAGGTGAAGCCGGTGCGGCTGATGGTCTTGGGCGCTGCCGGCGGCGCGTAGCCGATGCGGTCCATCTCCTTCAGCAGCGGATCGTTGTTCTCCGTGGCGACTCGCCCTGGGAAGAACGCCATGCCACCAGCGGCCGGGTTGGGCAGGGGACGGCCCAGCACGTCCTGGAACACCGGCACCTCGCTACGGCCGCCGATCAGCGGCGTGCCAGATGGCAGCCGCGACTGGATGGCATCCAGCACGTTGAGGCGATCCGCACGGCGGGCCGTTGGATCGAAGGCCTGGGCGATGGTGTTGACCGTGCTGCCATACGGAATCAGGCTGGTGAGCGTGTCGTTGACGAACTGCGAGCCGTACTGTGTCGGATCGGTCATGCCCTTCCAGACCGAGCCAATGGCCTGCAGGTAGGTCATCTGCTGGGCGATCTGGCTGGTGCGGCGCACGCCGTCCAGCACCAGGTCGAGCGTCTGGTTCTGACTACCAGGTTTGGCGAAGCGCTGCGTCTCGGCCGCCGCCGCCGCCATCGCGAACGGGATCGCGGCCGGCCCCCAGTTGGAGTAACTCAGCCAGTGGTAGCCGATGCGCACGCTGTACGGCTGCCAGCCCTGCGACTGCAGCAGCGCGCGATCCTGGGCGCTGTCCGGGCCGGCACCCGAGATGTTC